TATAAAATCGTAATAGCTAAAGATGCGCCTTTTGGTGTTGAAGTTGAAAACGGCTATGGTATGGATACAACCTATATTCTCGCGCCTGATAATGAAACAGCAGACTGTTTCGCTGAAGAACAGGCAGCAAGCTATGGTTGTTCTATATATTCGTCTACGTGTGTCATGTATAACGAAATAGCCGACGATTTCGACATGTCACGCATTATTGAAGTTAATTAATACATTCTTATCGGGAGAGTAGAAAATGTCATATAGATCATACAGATATAAAAACACGGCTCCGCGCTGGATTGCAGCTAAATTCGCGTCTAAGTGCAAGTGCGGCGCGCCAATCAAAAAGGGTGATAACGTCCTTTATTATCCCTATGAAAAACGTGTAGCTTGTCAAGACTGCAGTGAACAACATCAGCGTGATATGGATTCAAACGCCTTTGACGAAGCTGTTTATAACGGCAATTCTTACTAATACATTCTTATCGGGAGAATAGAAACCATGAAAATCAAAGTACAAAACGTCAATAAGCCTGAAATCAATAATCATGCAAGTGTGCGCGTATTGAGTGGCGCTAATTGGTCTGATCATGACCTGATCATATGGGAAGAAATACCGGGCTATATCCCATTAAAAATGGATGGATTTTCAGACTGGAACCGTTATGTAAACCTTTTCGGATTCTCTGTCTTTGTTTGCAGGTCTACTTAATCATTCAACCTTGTCTCTGCATCAGGGGCAAGCTTGAGCAATTAAGCTCTATTATCCTGGGGGATAGATACATGAAATACATACAACGCAAAGACTCGCAATTCCACACTCTTGAAACAGTTGATCAGTTCAATACATTCAAAGAGGCACGTGAAATGCTTACTGAATACCGCATTTCTGACCGCTCCGCCTATTACTACATCTCTAGTCGAGCATGTAAAGCATGGAGGGACAGCTAATCATGGGAAATCGAGCAGTAATAGCATTCGACAAATACGAACCTGATGCAATCGGCCTTTATTTACACTGGAACGGCGGCAGAGACTCTATTGATGGTCTACTGGCAGCTACGCAAAGTGTAATGAAATCAAGGGGTGCTGATTCTATGTACGCTAGAGCACGTCTAGTACAAGTTATCGGTCAATTCTTTGGTGGCAATCTATCCTTTGGCATGGATTATTGCAAGAACTTGGATTGTGATAACTACGACAACGGAGTCTACATCGTTGACTCTGAAACACTCGAAATAACAGGACGCGAATTCAATCACGGCTCTGAGCAAAAAGGCCATGAAATAGACGAAATTAAGGAATATGCCTTAAATCGTGTTAATCATGGCACTGAATACAAAGACGATTAATCTATCAACTGCCACGGATGGCATAAGAGGGTTTAACTATGAAAACCTGTAAAACGTGCAAATATTGGTCAGTTATATTTGATAACGGCAAAAATAACCCTAATGATTGCGATTTTATTCGCTGCATACAGAGTGATAAAAGCAAATCCATGCGTGTAGAGTTTGAAACGCTAGACGATTCTGGCCTAGATATACACTTCATGACAGGGCCGGAATTTAGCTGCATTCACTGGAAAAGCAAATGAAAACCAATAGACAACAACTCAAACAGATCATGATCGACAATGATCTAAAACAGGCAGATATAGCCGAACTACTCAGTGTGTCTCACTGGACAGTTAAAAGCTGGACTCTGCCTTTAACCTCTAAAGCATATAGACCAATGCCGGGTAATATGCTGGAACTTTTAACCCTTAAACTTGGGAGATAATTATGCGGTCTACAATCAAACAGCAAAATAAACTACTCGATCAGATAAAACTTGATACTGGCCTGAAAAGCCGCAAGTCTGCTTTAGAATTCCTATATTCTAATATTGCTCCATCTTTTAAAAAGAAAGGATATTCGCTTTCACACTACAAAGATGGCTGTTTTCAGATAACTAAAGATAATTTCCGTTATTTCACGATACGGCATGATGATCTGTACACGCCATTGTCCACAATAATCTCAATCGAAAGGGCAGCACAGTGATTTCATGGCGAATAGATGAAATTTACGACCTGATAATTAATCTATCAGAAAAACTAAACCTTTCTACTAAAGATATTTTCTATGCTCTCAATGAATACGGTGGATTAAAATCCAATGAATACGGCTCACTGAGCAATGAAGAATATCAAGAACTTGAAAAAAGGATTAACAACACATGAGCGAAACACTAGAACGATTACTTGCAGAATGGCGTGATCCATTGTCCGCTAATACATTTTCTGATGCTGAAGACTTAATCCATATACTGCTATTAGAACTCGCGGGCAAGGAAGAAGTAATAAAAGCATTAACAGATGATATCCGCTACTACAGAAAAGACTGGAATACTCAAATGCTACAAGACTCTGACTAAATAACCCTATAGCGTCCCCTGGCGGGCTAAAGTCAGGGGACTAGGGTCTACTTGGGAGATAGAAATAATAGGGTTTATCGCGTTTATTCACTGTATAGCTTTAAACTTGTATACAGAACGTGAAGCTTAAACAACCCTTAAAGCGGGGATATTCATTCAATTGTGATTTTTACACTTTACGCCTAAAAGTGTAACCCTGCAACTATTCTATAGTGTTATTTTTCAATAGTTTGTATATGTGTCTTTGAGCATAATACTCATAATCTGGCAGCAATTCATTGAATAATAGCTCGATATGAGCGCGTCTTTTCTCCCACGTTTTATAGTATGTTGTTCTTGATACCTCTAAAAATACCGCCCTTGATGTCATTTTATGCTCTGAATACCCTTTCCCTCTACACTTCGGACATTCCTGACCGTCAACAAATTGCGTCCCTTCACAAATCTTACACTTAGCCTGATTTGCATACTCTGTTAGGCATAAATCAGATAATAATTTAATCGTCTTAATTCGCTGAAATTGCCAATGTTTTCTTTTTGCTTCATCTATTACGATAGACCTAAGCTTTTTTATGCCCGTGTCAGCGTCTACAGAGCCAGTGACACGACGTTTCAGGACTGTTAGTCCGATAGGGTTAGCCCCTGACATAGCCGCGCTTACAAGGGCTGCTGTTAAACCTGAATTATCGGTTGCTCTGCTGGTAGGCTCGGTATCAATTGAGCCAGGTTCGAGTATGGTTAATATCTCGATGACTTATACCTCAATTTATTAGATATTATTGGTTGTTTTGAGTTATTGATCATTTAATCCCCTATATAACATCGCTAATGTTTGATACCGCATCTGTAAAGCAATGATGTTTATTCCTGCATTAATAGCCTGTTCACGATTTTTATACCTTGCCTCGCTCATTTTGTACTCAATCTCTAACTTTCTATGCTTTGCCTCTAATTCGTGTATTTCTTTTATATTCATTTAAAAGCCCCGTTAGCTTGCAATATTAGAATATCCTGTTTTAGTTGATACTTGCCGCATGTCGATGGATGCTTAGATAACTTACACACTGAAAAGCCGCGCCAGTTCTTTACACCACGTATACATCGGTCACATTTAGACCGTGTTAGCATGGTTTGAGCGTCCTGTTCAGTTCTTGTTAGCATTATGTCTGCAATTTACCTGCCGACCATTCTCTGTTCTTGGCAAAACTTGCGTTTAACCGTCGCTTAATCTCGAAATCAACTTCATGATATGCGCCCATAGCTTCAAACTTCTCCTGTATTGCCTCACCCTGACCGTCTAAGTGGGTTTTGAACTCATCGCTTGCCCTTGCCCTTGAACTCGCCTTTGCATGGCTTATGCCTGAATCATCACTCATTATCTGCAAGGTGAGTACATCTAACAACCTTTTCCTATTCTCATCGAGTAGAAAAGCCTGTTTTTCTGCCTTAGCCCTTCGCATATAGGCTGTATAGAAATGGTGTGATAGTTCTTCAGATGATAGTGTTCTAATGTCTGTCATATCTCCCCCTGTTTATATCCACACATAGCCAACACCGACAAGCTCTATGCTTTTAATCCTTTCCGGCACGACAACCTTTTCTACTTCAGACATTTTTGATGCAAGTATATATAAAACACCCTTCTTGCAATCAAGATAATGTCCCTCTACATGCCATGTAGTATCTGCCGGATAAGCGTTTGTTGTCTCCACTTCTACTTTATAGCAATTACTCATATCTCCCCCTTTAAAAATTGTTCTAATATTTGTTCAATACTCCATACAATTTTGTAATGACCTTTCCATGTTGCCGCTAGTTTTTCCTGTCTTTCCTGCGTTCCGCCTGACTTGTTCCTTCGTGTTTTGCCAGACTTGGTTATTTCTGCTGGATTCTTTATCTCAAACCAGTAGTTTTTGCCCTTATAACCTACCAATATATCGTTGTGATCTATATCAACCGTAATTCCCGGTATCTTGCGAAGATCCCTGACAATATCCTTCTGATTCTGATCTGTCTTCTTAGTGCGATACCTCACAGCTCTAATACACCCTCCTTAACCATTATCTGTTGAGTTCTGATAACGCCCTCCAAATGATACAGCTTTAGTAGTGCCGATCCTAAACCATCATATTTAACCCTACCATCCACAACATCATGACAGCAGTTGCACGCATAAGCCCCGTGAATGCTTAAATGCTTGCCGCCCATACCATAACCATTCAGATGGGCTAGTACGGTAGTCTCGTTCTCTGGCGCTGGCCTGCATACGCCTGGTATCCGTACTGTACAGGGCTGACCCTTCGCTGAACGTGTATATTTATCCTGCTTCACAATCTAACCACCCTGTTTCATAAGATTAATAGCCCATGCCATAAGGCCACGCTTTCTATTGCACCCATTAATTTTAACTAGCTTCCTACCTAATTCACTCTCTTTCCAGTTATTCAGGCTCTTGAATGTTTTGTCTGGCAACCGTATTAGTCCGGCTATATGTATCCTCGCTCCGCTTGTATGCTCCCACACTGGTCCTGCTAAGTGCTGCCAACCATTTCCAGGCTTCATAATTATATTCACAATCTAACCACCTTCTTTTTACTCAGCTCATCTATCAAGGCTAACTTTCCCTCTAAATGATACGTTTTGCTCTTTTCTTGACGCCATCTTTTAACTAACTCATAAATCAGAACTTTAGAATCTACTGATATATGATTATCAGCGTATTTAATAAGATCACTGTCTGACTTTTCTATCATCAGGCTTGTTTGTTCTTGTTCATTCATCCCAAATCTCGCTTACATAGTCCTGCAGCGCCTTCTCATCGTTCAGATCTTCTAGCTTACGCCGTGTTTTACCCTTCTCTTTCTGCTCATCTGAGGCTTCTGCGTATCGTTTCCTTGGATCGCTCAGTACCATACGGTTTTTAGTTACTTTCCAAGCAAATTCACTGTGGTCTACCATGATTTCCTCCTGAATTGTTCATATAAAAACCAGTTTCTAAAGTTCCTGAGATTCTGATACTTCCAATAGTTCTTCTTTTTTCTTGTTACTACTCTCAAAATAGTGCCTCCTGTGCTGTTTCGTTGTTGAATCGCTTTGTGGCGGCTTTGTAGTAATCCTCGTCAATCTCTATTCCGACAAAATCAACACCGAAATAGTGTGCTGCTATGGCCGATGAGCCGGAGCCTAGATGGGTGTCGAGTATTCTCTGGCCGGGTTCTGCGTAGTTTCTTAATAACCAGTCATAGAGCTTTACAGGCTTTTGTGTGGGGTGTATGCGCTTTATCTGCTCCGCTTTCTTGAATCCCGCCCATAAATACTCAAATTTATTGCATTTCTTTTTAAAACTTGAATATGCCAGTTCACACATTGATAGAGCCTCTTTTATATCGGCTTTTTTATCCCATACAATCCAGCCTGTTGAGGGTGGCAGTTCATTTGTAAAGTTATTTCCGCCCCAGATTATTTGGTGTTTTGCTACCCTAAATAATTCAGTGAAATATTCATTATCTGGGCGTTTTGAGTCATCAAACATCTTATATTTCTGACTGTTAGGATTCATCCATTTTGCTGTTGGCCTATCGCCTAAATTGTTGTGTGAGGCATCTTCTTTAATCCCATAAGGCGGGTCTACAATAGCCAGATCAAAGGAATTATCAGGACAGTCTTTCATATAGTCCATGCAATCACCGTGAATGAGTTCTATTTGCGCCATACTCTATCTCCGTGTTGTATTGCTATTGACCTGTTGTTTTGCCATATTCAAGTACATTGGCATCAAAAAACTTCTGAGCATCTGTATCGCTATCGCTCGGTATATGACCCGGCCCCGCTAATCCATTATGAATCCATACCATAGCTTGTTCAGCGCCTTTTCCATGCCACCATTCAATCCATGCAGCTTGGTTTGCTACGATTAAGTTATTAATAATCGTGTTTGCTTCAATTAATCGTTGCTGTAATTCTTCATTTGTATATTGTCTTTCTTTTTCCATAATAATTTACCTCTCTGTATTGCTACTGGTTGCCAGGCTCTTGCTGCGGCTCTGAGGAAATCATCCCCTGAAATAGCTTCTTTGATCCCCCGCTTTGTCGTAAGTATTCCCGACATTTCTGTGAAAGCTCCTGAAGGGATTGACCTGGAATTGCGACACCTATTTGCTTCAAAATGTTCATCATTTCTAGCCTTTGAGCATGACTTTCTGTGTGTTTTGCGCATGTTTTGAACTTCTCTCCGATGGTTTCTTCACCACAATGACAGTATTTCTTATCCAAAGATAACTTTAATTCTGCTGTGGACTCGATTTCATCGTACATTCTGCGCTTGTTTATGTAACTGGATACCATAGGCCATCGGGTTGCATCTGGATCTTGTCTGTCATACCTGATCTGTGCCTTGAGATTTCCGATGATTTTCTTCTGTTCTTCAGGCTTTTCTATATTAGGAACCTTTAACATACACTCTTGAGCATATTTCTTGCTTCCCTTGTTATCCCGCTTTCCGTGTTTATTTCTGGTTAAATCTCCAGGATAGGTACTCCAGAATGCCTCAAACCACTCGATAACCTGTATTGTTTCTTCTTTAGTCATAGCTTTTCCATATAAACCTGATGGTTTCCTACATCAAAATCATGCGCAATTCTCATCACTATATAGCTGATTCCATTAAAAAACACCTTCTCGTTTATTCTCGATAAAAACATATCAGTAAATAAATATTTATCACCATATCTGTCAACTTCAAAATATTTTACCGGCATTATTTTTTCGTAAGGTTTAGTCATTCTTCCTCCAGCTTGCTGGCTTTTAGTGCATGTTCAATATCACTGACTGTGTAATAGTCTTCTTTTCTTCCTTTCTTTGTAACTATCCAACCTTCAGGCTTTGGTAGTGCTTGTTTAAACTCACGGCCTAACTGTTGGCGGATTTCCTTTGCTGCTGCCTTTAACTCGTCAGAACCATACATTCCATCAAATTCATAAATTATCTCGCTTATCTTATCCATCATTCTCATCCAGCTGAAAGAAGTTATTAATCAACTCCATCAGGCTTTGAGCACCTGGATTATTTGTCCACACTTGAAATGTTCCGATAAACTCACGACATATTGCTAGTCTGATTTGTTTGGCGGCTGACTTTTCTGCACCATTAATCATGTATGATGAGTGATTCTTAATTATCTCTTCTATCTTATCCATCATTCCCCCATTAACTGTTCAGGACCAGCTTGCTTTAATACTTGCTTTACATGAGCGAGATTCAGCGCAGCTTGTGTTAGTTGCATCGCGTCAGAACCTTTTACATCATTAGTGATTCTGTTTGCTAACTCTTTTATTGCTTTATCTATTGCTTCATTCATCTGGTTTTACCTCAAATAATATCCCCATTAAGAAGGCTGGAGACTCGCCCATAATTTCATTTATCCTATTTACAGATTTCACGGATACGATTAAACAGCCATACTCTGCTAGTTTTCCAATCATCATCAGGTGAATGATCTTCCAACAACTCATGGCCTATCTGCCTACGAATTCGAGTGGCAAGTTTTTTTGAATAATCTGGCTTTATCAGCTCTTCGCTAAACATCTCTTCTATAATAATTTCTTGTACTTTATCCATCATTCCCTCCGTTCTAAAAGCGGTTCTTCAAGGATTAACTTTCCAGCAGTCAATAGCTGCACCGTCACCCGTAATCAGTGTCGCACACCTGACATTCTCTTCAGCTTGCTGCACTATCAACGGTGTAGTGGCATTTGAAAACAGCCTTAGTCCGTATATAACTGAAAAAAGGATGATAACTCCAAGTATCACCATTCCGATATAAATTAGATTTTTTTTCATTGCTAAACCCTCTTTAATTACACGAAAGCCTTTAAGACTCATTCCAACAACATCTCCCAGTACTTCTCATTTGGGTTTATTCTTGGCATTAGATTCATTTTGCTATCAAAGATAGCCATCAAAATACCTCTATCATCTTCAATACCTGCTTTTGTCCATGATTTATCACACCTGCTTAATGAGTCTAATACCATCTCTTTTAGATCGGTTTCAATCAAAAACTCATCAACCTCATAATCAGTCCCATGAACCAACTTACCTTTATCATATATACTTACTGTTGCTTTATTCATTGCTAAACCCTCTTTAATTTATCTAAAATATCAGTAGCCTCTTGTTCAGTTAGATACAAACATAAGTGCTCAATCCATTTGTCATCATTCATATACAAATCTCTATAAGCATTTACTAATTCGTGAGCAAAGTCTTCACGGTCATAATCGCCAGTTATTTTTGATGTTCCTATATTTATAGTGACTTCACCAATTTCATCACTACAGGTATTTCTTCTTACTGATATTTCCATTGCTAAACCCTCTTTAATTACACAATTTAAGTAAATTCTTTACACCGCGACCTGATACACCCTTGCGAGTAATAAACTTTCCCGTACTCGGCCAGAAATCTATTAAACCGTCTTCAGTGTGGATAATCAGGTGAACACCTGCGTTCCTAGATTCATACTTCACACCCTTGTTTTTCAGCAATTCTGTGGAATATTCCTTATTACTCCTTTTCTTTTCCTTTTTAACCTTGTTCCATTCGTTAAAGACTTCACCCATATCACCCATTTTGAAGAACCTCGTTTAATTCAACGAAATCCTTAAATATCACGTGCTTAAGATGCTCGATGTATTTATCAGCATCCTCTAATAAGCGTTTTTGTTCTTCAGTGAAATCATATTCTCTTTCAACTTTACCGCTAGGATAAACAGTAATCCTCGGAAGACATTTATTCATTAAGTCGCATTTTGCCTTGATTATTGGCTGTATTGCTTGAATGAACTCTCTGTGCATTCTTGCCATTTCTTCATTTGAAGGCTTTCTATTTACTTGCATTGCTGTTTTCATTGAAGAACCTCTTTTTTACTTTCTTTAGGACGAAGTAAACACCCCGCTAGAAGGCTCCATGCCGTACAGTGCTGTTTATCGCCGTAGTTTATGAACGCTCGCTGTAGTGTCGAGTTGGTTCCGGTCGGGGTAACTGGTTTTCCTTGCCAGCCTGTAGATTTGCTTTTCTCTACAGAACAACCGCAGCTATCTGTTCTCGGACAGACTTCCGGCTCTTGACTATGGAATATAAAGAAAGGATAATATTGATAGTCATCTGAACACTGACAAATATATTGCATTTCTCCCCGATCTGCAAGTGACGAAGCCTCATTAATTTGGGGCTTTTTCATGATTGCCCCCTTTCTCTGTTTAATGCTACTGCACCAGAATGCGGCTCACTTTTAGCACTACAGTTCCTCGCGCCATCACAGCCACAATCAGGGAAACAGCAATTATCAAAGTCTTCTTCTGTATTCCCGTATTTATCTA